TTGCAGCAGCCGATCTTGGTTACTGCGACTTATTCCAGTTCACTTGTGCAGCGGCCCGCACTTGTGATGCTTGGAAGTCTGGTGGGCCTATCACAAAGGATTGATCATGTACGGTAAAGCACCCAAGATGGAAAAGAAGTCTGGCAAAAAGATGGGTATGCCTGTGGCCATTATGGTTGCTGTTGGTAAGCCCAAGGCAATGCCCAAGGCTATGAAAGCTCCTAAGATGACCAAAAAGATGGGTCGTGGCAAATGAAAACCAAGGCTGAAAAGAAGATCAGCAAGGTTATGCGGGAATACAAGGCTGGCAAGCTGCATTCTGGGTCAAAGAAAGGCCCAGAAGTGACCTCTCGCAAGCAAGCTATTGCCATTGCACTGTCTGAGGCCGGGAAGTCCCGGAAGAAGAAGTGAAAGAGGTCTGGGACAAGAAACGTCCAAAGGGCTTGGGCGCTCCTAAACCTCTGACTCCTGCTAAAAAGGCTGCTGCCAAGAAGATGGCTAAGGCTGCTGGTCGGCCTTATCCCAATATGATTGACAATATTCGTGCGGCGAGGAAGAAATGAAGACTGCTGCCTGGACTCGAAAAGAGGGTAAAAATCCTGCTGGTGGGCTTAACGCCAAAGGCAGAAAGTCCTATAATGAGTCTACAGGCGGGGATCTCAAACCTCCCGTCAAATCAGGCGATAACCCACGAAGGGCCTCCTTCCTAGCGCGTATGGGCAATATGCCCGGGCCTGAGTACAAGAATGGCGAACCCACTCGTCTTCTTTTGTCCCTCCGAGCCTGGGGCGCATCGTCCAAAGCAGATGCAAGGTCGAAAGCTAAGGCGATCTCAGCGAGGAACAAGAAGTGAGGCCAGTTTCCGTCGGTGTAAATCCAACAGCGGCAACGCTAACAACCGTTTATACGGTCCCGACGGGTTACTACGCCAAGTTCACGGTCATGTACATCCACAACACTGGTGGATCGACCAAGCACATCACGGTGCAGTGGATTGACTCCAGCGCAAGTGCCACTTACGACATTCTGACGGAGTACACATTGTCGGCTAAGAACTACTTGCAGTTCGATGGCAATGCGTACATTGTGTTGGAAGAGGGTGATTCGATCAAGATTACGACTGAATCTGGCAGTACGTTTAGCTTCATCGCCACCTTCGAAGAAACAGGATTGACACGGCAATGACCTACCTAGAACTCATCAATGATGTGCTGATTAGGCTGCGGGAGACTACCGTATCTACCAGCACGGAAACGACCTACTCCACTCTGATTGGCAAGTTCGTCAACGATGCCAAGCGCCAGATCGAGGATGCCTATGCCTGGAACGTATTGGGACAGACTCTGACGTTCAACACCGTTGGCGGCACCTATATCTACTCGATGACTGGTGCTGGTCAGAAGTTCCAAGTGATGGACGCACTCAATGTAACGTCCAATGTTGGCTTGCGGAACATCAGTTTTGTGGAGATGAATCGTCTGCAAAACTTCTCAACTCCGCTCTCTGGGATTCCAGAGGCGTATTCGTTTGATGGTGTTGATGGCAATGGCGACACGAAAGTAGTTCTGTTTGGTCGGCCAGATGGTGTCTACACAATGAACTTCAGCCTGACTGTGCCGCAGGCTACGCTGTCGTCGGACAGTACATCTGTACTGGTTCCAGACGTTCTGGTGGTACAGAATGCCTATGCTCGTGCCCTGGTGGAGCGCGGGGAAGATGGTGGGTTAGCTTCATCGGAGGCTTACCAGCTTTATAGAGCCATGCTAGCAGATTACATCGCTCTTGAAAGCACTCGGTACCCTGAGAACCAAGAATTTGTTGCGATATGAGTGAGCCGCTTCAGATTGCCAGCATCTCAGCCCCAGGCTTCTTCGGGCTGAACACGCAAGACTCGCCTCTTGATCTGGCGGCTGGCTTTGCTCTTGTTGCGACGAACTGCATCATTGACCAGTATGGCCGCATCGGCTCTCGCAAGGGCTGGTCTAAGGTCAACAGTTCCTCGGGCAATCTTGGGGCTAATCCTGTTGGCGTGATTCATGAGCTGGTTCAGTCTGACGGCACACTGACTGTATTGTTCGCAGGCAATAACAAGCTGTTCAAGCTCGATGGCTCTAACGCTGTCGTGGAATTGACCTATGGGGGGGGTGGGACGGCTCCTACGATCACCGACAACAACTGGTCTTGTGCTTCCCTCAATGGGATCACCTATTTCTTCCAGACGGGACATGATCCGCTGATCTATGACCCTGCTGTCAGCACTACGACCTATCGTCGTGTGAGTGAGAAGACTGGCTATGTTTCTACGGTTCCAAGCGCCAACATCGCTTTGTCAGCTTTTGGTAGGCTGTGGGTAGCCAATACATCCACTGTCAAGAACACGGTCTACTTCTCTGATCTGTTGGCAGGCCATGTGTGGTCTACTGGCACTGCTGGCTCTCTCAATGTTGACAGGATCTGGCCAAACGGCCCTGATGAGATCCAAGGTCTTGCTGCTCACAACGGTTTCCTGATCATCTTTGGCAAGCGGCAGATTCTGGTCTATCAAGATGCCACTACGCCATCTACGATGCAGCTTAGTGACACCGTTGGCGGTATCGGCTGTATCGCACGGGATACGATTCAGACAACTGGCAAAGATGTTCTGTTCTTGTCCAACTCTGGTGTCAGGTCGTTCGCCAGGACTATCATCGAGAAGTCTGCTCCTCTTGGAGATCTTTCCAAGAACGTGCGAAATGATCTCATGGACATTGTTGCTGGCGAAACGCTTGCCAACATCAAGTCTGTGTACTCTGAAAAAGAGGCCTTTTACTTGATCACGTTGCCTTCTGTCAAAGAGGTCTACTGCTTTGACACAAGGGGCCAGCTACAAGACGGTTCGTTCAGAGTGACGGTTTGGGACTCGATAGAGCCAACTGCTCTGTTGTCTCGCAGGAATGGTGATGTCCTGATTGGGAAAACTGGGTACATCGGTAAGTACGGAGCGTTCCAAGATGATGGTGTGGCGTACAGGATGTTGTACTACACCAACCATGCGGATCTTGGAAATCAGAACGTCACATCGATCCTTAAGAGGCTCAAGGCTACGGTCATCGGTGGCACGAATCAAACGGTCACGATGAAGTGGGGCTTTGACCTGTTGACAAACTATCAGTCAGCCAACTCTACGATCCCAACCCAAGGCATTTCTGAGTACGGCATTGCTGAGTACGGTGCTAATGGTGTGCCTGTTGCCTACTACTCCGAGGGCGTATTGATGCAGATCTTGTCCGTGCCTGCAACTGGCAGTGGAAAGATCGTGCAAACTGGTTACGAGTCAGATATCAACGGATCGTCGCTGTCGATTCAGCGCATTGAAATCCAATACAAGGATGGGAAGCTGTCATGAGCAACTACACCAAGAGTACCAACTTTGCCACCAAAGATGCGCTGTCATCTGGCAATCCGCTGAAGATTGTCAAGGGCACTGAGATTGACACTGAGTTCAACAACATTGCCACGGCTATCTCTACAAAGGCTGATCTTGCATCGCCTACGTTCACTGGTACGCCTGCCGCTCCAACAGCTTCGGCTAGCACCAACACCACCCAGGTCGCAACTACTGCTTTTGTCCAAGCTGCGATTTCGTTGGGTATCCAGGCTCTGCATCCGGTTGGCTCTATTTATACGGCTATAGTGTCAACCAACCCTGCGACATTGCTGGGCTTTGGCACTTGGAGCGCATTCGGTGCTGGTCGGGTCATGGTTGGTTTTGACTCCAGCAATGCTCTGTTCGACACGGCTGAAGAGACTGGTGGAAGTGCCGATGCCATTACGGTTAGCCACACGCATACTGCCACAACAACGATCACGGACTCTGGTCACACCCACACTGCAAATGTGCCAAATGAATTTGCCACTGGCACGGTTGTGACAAGCGGTCTGTCTTCTAGCGATGGACTTAATTCTTTGGGTAAAAATGTGTTGACCAGTTCCAGTACTACTGGCATCACTGCCGCCACCACTGTGGCATCGTCTGGTTCTTCTGGCACAAATGCCAACTACCAGCCGTACATCACTGTATACATGTGGAAGAGGACTGCGTGATTACACATCACTTCAGTGACGGTCTGTATGCAAAAGAAGCAAGATTCCCTGCTGGATCTGTCATTCTCAAGCATACACATGAGTTCAGCCATCTATCGATCTTGGCTCATGGGAAAGTTGCAGTGATGATTGGCGATGATGTGAAGATTGTGAGCGCACCTGCTTGCATTGAGATCAAGGCTGGTCTTACGCATGGCGTAAAAGCGATTGAAGATTGTGTTTGGTTCTGTATCCATGCAACTGACGAGAAAGATGCGTCAAAAGTGGATGATGTTTTGATAGGGGTTTGATATGCCTATAGCAGCAGCAGCAATTATGGGTGGATCCTCCATACTTGGAGGTCTTCTAGGTGGACGTTCGGCTCAACGTGCAGCACAAGCATCTGCTCAAGCGCAACTTGAGTCTGCGCGTATCGCCGCTGAAGAAGCACGGTTCCGACCTGTAGGCATCACTACTAGGTTTGGTCAATCGACGTTTCAAACAAGCCCTGAAGGCCGCGTAACGGGTGCTGGTTACGAGTTGTCTCCTGAACTGCGTGCTTACCAAGACCGTCTGATGGGCTTGACAGGCATGGGATTGACCCAGGCCGAGGCTGCACCTGGGATGTACCAGTCACTGATGGCTGCTGCTCCTAGCCTGTTTGGGCTGGCTCAAGGCTATCTGGCAGAGACTCCACAGCAGGCTGCTCAACAGTACATGGCTCGTCAACAAGAACTGCTGGCTCCTAGCCGTGAGAGGCAGCTTTCACAACTTCAAAACCGACTGTTCCAAACTGGCCGTGAGGGTTTGGCTATTGGCGCTACTGGCGCTCGTCCTAGTGGCGCTGCTGGCCTTGGTGCGGCATCTCCGGAGATGGAGGCCTACTACAACGCTCTGGCTCAACAAGATGCTGAATTGGCTACTAGGGCACAACAGGCTGGCATGGAGCAGACTCGGTTCGGTGCTGGGTTGTTTGGCACTGGTGCTGATTTGCTGCGAGGCGCTTACCAGGGCCAGATCGGTGCTTTGGCTCCGTTTGAGGCTTATCTTGGCCAAGCCAAGGGACTTGAGTCTCTGGGTCAACAACCTCTTGCTCTGGGCATTGACATTGGCGCTAAAGGACAGAGTGGTGCTGCGGCTCAGGCAATGTTGTCAGGCGGTATGAGCGCAGCAAGAGCATTGGAAGCGGCTAATGCCTACAACCCGTTTGCTGATTTTCTTACTGGCTTGAGCCGAAATCCAGCATTGGGACAGGGTATCTCTAGTGCATTCCAACCGTACCGTGCTGGTAGAGAGGCTGTTGCCCAATACGGTGCTGAAAATGTTTATGGATATGGTGGTAGCGGCGCAACTCCGACTGATTGGAGCTTTTAATCATGGCAACTGATATCGTAGGTTCCTTGTTTGGTGTAACGCCAGAGGTATTGCAGCAGCGTCAGATGGAGATGGCTGACAGGCAGGCAATGGAGTACGCGCAACT